TCAGGGAGAATACGACACCTTTCTTGACTGGACCTACCAATACGGCTCGGGCGCCTGGATGCGCTCCAGCATGCGTCGCAAATTGCTGGCGAGTGACTACAAAGGCGCGTGCGATGCGCTGCTGGCATACCGCTTCGCCGCAGGCTACGACTGCTCGACCATGATCAACGGCAAGCCCAACAAGCGGTGCTGGGGCGTGTGGACGCGGCAGCAACAGAGGCATGCAGCTTGCATGGCGCTGCAATGATTAACTGGGTTCGCGTCGCCGCCACTCTGGCGCTGGTGGCGCTGCTGGCCGGCGGCCTGTGGAAGATTCACCACATGGGCGTAGAGTCTGGCCGCGCCGAGGTGCAGGCCCAGTGGAACCTTGCCAAGCTCGCCCAGGCGGACGCCGACAAGCTCACGCAAGCCCGTACACGCCAGCGCGAGCGCGCGCTGCAGGACGACGCCGACAACCTACGAAAGACCAAAGATGAACAGATTAAAAAGCTCAACCGCTCTCTCACTGCTGCTCTTGACGGGCTGCGCAACCGCCCCGAGCGCCCCGCCCAAAGCAGTGTGCCCAGCGATCCCGGTACTGGAGGGGGTTGCTATCCCTCCCAGCTTTACCGAGAGGACGCTGCTGTGGCTGTCGAGCTCGCAGGAGAAGCCGATCAGCTACGAATTCATCTCGAGAGGTGCCAAGCTGCCTACGAGTCCGTGAGACGTTCCTGGGGTAAGACAGAGTGACGCTGGAAAGCGGGCCTCTCGGCTAGGCCGGGGGATTTACTTTTGTGAAGATGCTCCCCAGTATGAGGGCCTAACCCAGCTACCAGCACAAGGGCATCTCCCATGCAAACACTCGCAAACTTTAAACGGGGCGACATCTTCCAGCTCGACATTAAGAAGTTCTTTTACTCCATCGACCGGGCTGTGTTGCGCACCCAGATTGAGCGTCAGATCAAAGACAAGCGCTTTGTGGACGTGATGATGCAGTTTTCTGAGTACGGCCAGCCCGTTGGCATTCCGATTGGCAATCTGCTGAGCCAGACCTATGCGCTGATCTACATGAACCCGCTGGATCACTTCATCAAGCGCAAATTGAAAGCAAAACGCTACTGCCGCTATGTGGATGACTTTGTTATCTTTGGTTGGCCTCGTGAGCGCTGTGTTGCTGCGCTGGCACAGATAGAGGCGTTCATTGCTGACGAATTACACCTGAGTCTATCGCGCTATAGCCTGCACAAGTGCAAACGCGGGCTGAACTTTGTGGGTTACCGCACCTGGCGCAGCACCCGCTTTGTGCGCAAGCACAGCCTGTACACCTTTGCCCAGGCAGTCAAGGCGCGCGACGATGAGGCTATTGCGTCGTGCCTGGGACATGCGCTGCGCACAGGCAGCTACCGACATTTGAAGAATTTACAGAAGGAGTTGGCATGAGCATGCTGCTTGACGTACTTGTGTGGATCGACCGTGGCGCTAACCGGATGACCGGGGGCACATTTTACGAAACCCTGAGTTCGCGTGCACACCGCATGGATGTCAGAAATCAACCCGTTTGGGGCTGGACTGCGAAGGCCATCAACCTGCTGTTTTTCTGGCAGCCCGACCACTGCAAGAGGCAGTGGGAGCATGAGCAGGTGCATCCGCTAACTGGAGAAATGCTCCCGCAAGGCAAGGTCCTCGTCGCCGGCCTGCTGATCGCGCTTCTTGTGGGATTCCTGTTTTGGCCTGGTGCTTAGCAAACTCCGGCATTCAGGCACAAACTTCAGCCCTGCTTGAGGTCGCGCAGGGCTGAAGTAAACTCGTGCCAGGCGCTTACTTCTTGCCCCCCAGAAACGACCTCAACCAGACTACCAGCATCGTGGCAGCCACGAATGGCAGGTAGGGCGGGTCGATAAGCATCTCTGGACCTTCCGGCCACAACCCTGACCAGGCGTACCTCCATAGCAGCCAGACGGCAGCCATGACGGAGCCGTAGACCACCAAGCCGAAGGAGATGGCCAGAACCCACTCAAGGGGCGAAAGTTTCGCCTTCATTTGCGCAGGCCCAGCAACGTCGCATCCCCGGACTCGCCTCGGGCGTCTGCCTTGTTCGCGTTCTTGGTGCGGCGCTTGATCGCCCCCACCCGCTGGGCGCTGTGGGTGCCGTCCTTGAAGAAGGTGCCACGGCGCAGGGAGTCGTGGAACAGGGGCATGTGGGAACCCAGACGCTTGCTGAGTTGCTGGCGTTGGCGGTACTGGGCCACGGTCTCGTCGGAGAGACGTTCGGGGGTGTGAACTTGATCGATATTCATCTTTTTCCTTCGTTGAAACGTGGCCCAAGCGGGGCCACAGCGCATGGTTACTTGAACGCTGCGATGCGCTCCATGAGTACCTCGACGTATTGCCACATCAGGTCATTCTGCACCCTCAGACGCCCCTGCTCCATTGGGTCAAGCGTGTCGAATGTTTCGTCGAGTCCGATGAAGTCGCTGAGAGCTTTGGCCTTCTTGCACAGGTCATCTTTTTCTGCGACGACGCGCTGTTGGTGGGGCTTCAGGAGTGGGGGCTTCGGGCATGGTCCACTGTACCCATGAAACTTAAACACCTCCTCCCCCGGGAGCATCGGCTCTCCGCAGATGCCGCACTTTGCTGTTTCGGCCATGCTCATTTGGCTTCCTCCTGGTAGCCAAACATCTCACACAGGAAGGTGATCGCGTCGGTCAGCTCCGCCACCTCAATAGCGGCTTTGGCGGCGAACGTGTCGAACTCCGGGTCTTCCTCTTCAACAGCGCAAGGGTTCCAGATGCCGCGCATCTTGAAGTCGTCGGTGAGCCTGAGCTCGACGTCGTTGTCAAAAGACAAGCCCAAGGACTTGACCGTGAAGTGAGAGTCAAGCGCCCCGTTCAGTGTGCGCCCGGCGGTGCTGAGGTCTGACATCTTCACCGACACCTTGCGCTCGCCCTGCTCAAGCACGACCTCTGTGCGGGGGTCGAGCCCTCCGAACGCTTCGAGGTCCCCGCCCATCCACTGCTTGAGCCGCTTGGTGAGCCCACCCTTGACATCCGCCACGTTGATGGTGGTGGTCTTGACGCTGCCCACGGAGCTGACCAGCAGGGTGACGACCTGCTGGGCCAGTTTCTTGCTGGTGGTGGGGATGATCAGGTAGTTCGTGGCGGTATGATGGTAGCAGGTGATCAGCGTCGAACGCACCAGGGCGTGGGGCAGGAAGCTGTCGATGACTTCCAGCTTCATCTCAGCGCGCCCCTTCTTCCCAAGCTTGCTCCCGGTGTCACGTTCGACGAGCTTGGCACGGCGGTCGACCTCGGCCTTCACCACGGAGCTCGGGATGATCTTGGCGTCAACGCGCACAGTGAACGCCACCCCTCCGGCGAAATCCTCAACGAGGTTGACACCGTTCTCCCACACAAAAGTGTCGGTGCGGGGAACGAATCCGATGCCACCCGCCTGCAGGCTCAGGACGTCGCAGAAGGCGTCCTCCAGGAAGTGCTCTCTCAGCATGTTGGCTGACGGAAGCTCCGCACAGTAAATGGTCGCAGATTTGATCAGTTGTTTCATTCTTTTTCCTTCGGGTTGTGCAGGGTGGGCGACCCTGCGGCGCTTCACTTGCAGAGAACCTCTACAGCGTAGTCGTCGTTGTTGTTGGTCGCCGTGATCAGTTTTCGCAATGTGAGCATTGCAGCCACTGCTCCATACTGCGCGGCTTTCATATAGTTCTCGGACACCATCAGACCCACAGCGTACCTCTCTCCGTTTCTGCTCCAGTCTACCCTCCAGGTGGAGCCGTGCGGCCCTTCCTCGGCGATCACCGTCGCCAGGGAATCCCCGGTGGCGTCGACTATGTCTTGTGCGGTTATTTGCATGCTTGGACTCCATTGGTTACAAGCTGTTCGACGGCGCTGGCTTTCCAGCGGGTGATTCGTCCTTGGCTGATGTGCGGCGGCGGGATAATTCCGTTCTTGACCCATGTGCGGAATGCCCACCTTGAACTCCCTAGTCGGCGTTGGAACTCGCCGGGGGTGATCAGGGGTTGCGGCTCTTGTGCGGTTATCTGCATATCAATCTCCTAATCCAGTGATTATTTCCATATCACCACCAATAAACTCAACGATGTGCTCCCCGGACGAGGTCTTGGGCACATACCTGGGGATGGGCATTCCCCGAAGTTCCATGGGGGCCTCCAAACTCATGAAGGCCTCTCGGAGCTGCGACACACCGTCGACCTTGATTTTCAGTAGCGTGCGCCCGTCGTCAGTCTCTACCAATTGCATATGAATACTCCTAAAGTAATGATGTACAGCCCACAGCGGGGCTGCGGCGCTTTACCTACAGACAGTACTTTTGTACTCCTCCCAGTCGTAGTCTCCGGGGGACTTCCACGAAAAATAGCACACCTTGTCCTGCCCATACCCTGCTTCCTGTGCCATCGGCCCCGTGACCTCTTTGAGGTCAGGGGAACTGCAGCAGCCGCAGCCTGTAACGAGAATCCCGTGCTTACGCGACAGTGCGGTGAGCTCCCGTAGGAATTCCTGCTCCTTCTCTTTAAACTCCATCTCTACCACCATTTCAATCTCCTAAATTAATGAGGAGCAGGGCTACTCTACCTTGCTGTGGGTATTTGCCCGACAGCAATGGAGATGGGCCAACCTGCCTTAAGTCTTGACCTCAGAGTCTCTGCGGGCATACAGTATACGCGTGCCCACTGAGCTACGGACTTGACCTGCCCATGTAACTCCAGTACTGGCACGTTGCGCTTGTTGTTGGCCTGGGTCGTCCTGTCTGCCCACACGCAGTTGTCCTTTGAGTAAGGGCCGTCGTTGTCCTCCCGCTCCAGCGTGTAGCCCTCGGGCCGAGGCCCCATGTCGTCCATAAAGACAACCGGGTCCATCCACGCAGGGTCAATCGTGATACCACGAGCCCCGTAGTCCGCGTAGGACTTGTTTTCCGGGTCTGTGCAGCGGTTCACCATATTGGTCCACACACTGAACAGTGGGTCTCCGCTGCGCCCGTCACGGGTTCTTTTCCTACACCCGCAGCTGTCTATTGCCCCAGAGACCAAGTGACTCGTTAGGACATCTTTGGTCTTCCCACACGCACACAGACACTCCCAGGCGTAGCGGTACTTACCGTCAACTTTGCTGCCTGTGAACTTCACGACGGTGAGTCGACCAAACACCCTACCCACTAGATTTGTTCTAGGCGTCATTACGCCCCCAATGTGATCAGGTTGTCACAGACCGACTCACTCAGAGGGTCATGTGAGCAAAGGATAATTTGCTGAAACCCTGCGCGAGACAAAAACCCCAACATGTTCCCCGTCCGATCTCCGTCCATTGCCGAGGACGGTTCGTCCAGTACGAGGAACGGCGATGATGGCAGAAAAGTCCTGACCAGCGCCACTCGGATGGCCAAGCCCAGAGCGTCAAGTGTTGACCCCGACATCGATGATACTGGGTGCCCGTCGATCTGGAAGCCGTCTGAGGTCTTCGTGACGCGGGACTTGACGCCCCGGATGTCACTGAAGTAGCTACTGCTGGCCGCCAGCACAAGGGTCCACAGCTTGTCAGCCAGTAGGGGACGGCAGGTTCTGACCTTTTTGAGGAGCGCATTGTTGAATTCTAGCTCCACAAGTTGCGCCTGCAGGGTTCCTAGGCGCTCCGAGACGCGCTTGATCTCCTCAACCGCGCGGGTGTAAGCGGCCTGCTGGTCCGCCAACGCCCGAGTATGCGCGTCAAGGGTCATGCGGGCATTCTCAACAGCGTCGCGGGCAGCCCGCGTGGCGTCACGCGCGGCGTCGAGTTCGGTCTGGGCCTGCACCAGAGTGACTTCTGGGCAGTCCGCGAGGGCTGCCTGAGCCTCTGCCACCAAGGCTTCGGAGGCTTTGACGGTTTTGGTTGCTTCGTCACGGCGCACCACGGCGGTGGTGTAGTCGGAGGCTAGCGCCTCCAGGCGCTTGATCTGCAACTTAAGGTTCTCCACTGAGACCTTGGCGCCTACCTCGGGCCCGACCCACCTGACGTGATGGGGAAGGGTGCCCGGATCGACAACTTCGACGTAGCTGTCAGCCCGCAGACAGGCATCCTCAAACCCGCGCTGGGCCTCGGCAATGCCTCGCAGCAGCCCGAGTGTGATTGCTGAATCCCTGTGCGCTTTGGCAGAAGCTGTGATAGCGGCCTCTGTCTCGGAGATTTTCTGCATGGTGTCAGCGTTGCGTGCAGCCACTTCAGGGACACCGCTGAAGTCCTTGCCACAGAAGGTGCAGGTTCCATGGGTAAGTTGCGCCTCAAGAAGCCGCAAATCCCCCTTCAGGCTGATCCCTGCGTCAAGGGCCTTGCGGACTTCGGTCTCAGCCTCCGCTATTTCCGCAAGTAACCCTGATGGTGTGCCCTCGTATACCGTACCAGTCGGCGCCACCGTGTAGGGGCGAACCTTCTCATAGATGAGAGCGATCCGATCAGCCTGCTCGACGTCAGTGATCTGCTTGCGTAGTGCTTCCACTTGAGCATGGTGGTCCTTCGGCATAGTGGGCACCACGACGGCCTCGAACCTTTGGAGAGCGCTGTCGAGGGCGCTCTTGGCTCGGGCCACATCACGCACCAAGTTGTCCCGGCGCACCGCCTGTTCCCGCAAGGTTGCGTGGGCTTCCTGGGCTGCACGCTCCGCTGCCTCGGCGGCGGCAACACGGGTTAGAGCCTCCCCGTGCGCCATCTGCGCCTCGTCTATAAGAGCCTGGGCGGTGTCAGCATCCACGGGTACCGCCAACTCTTTGGCCCTCTCCAGGTCGTTGGCGGCAGACGCGATCGCCGCGGTGGCTGTGGCTGGGTTACCCAGCGTCAGTTTCTCTTGCATGAGTTCGATCAGGTTGTCGATCTGGTCGAACTCACTCAGCCGCTCAATCAGCTCGGTCGTCGCCTTCGGGCCGGCCTCCAGCGCACCACGGATGGCCGATTGGTTGGCGATGGTGAGTCGGGCCGCGGCACCGGCGTCCACCTTGAGTAAGCGGGCGACGAACGCGGTTACTTCCGTCTGGCCCGTTACAGTCTGTCCGGCGTAATCAAGTTGGCAGGACGCCTTGCTGCGACGGATGGTGTAGGCCACGCCGTCAATGGAGAACTGAAGATCGACGCGGAGGCTACTGGCAGGTTGACCCCAGCGAACAGTGTCGTCAAGGCTGTCTGGTATGGCCTTTGTGCCAAAAAGAGCGTAGGCGATGGCGAGTAGGATGGTGCTCTTGCCCATTTCGTTCCCGCCCCTGATGGCCGTGAAGCCCTGGCCAAAACTGATGGTGAGGTTTTCATGGCGCTTGAAGTTGGTTAAAGTAATTGAGTTGATCATGATGGCTTCTAATCCTGGGCAGTAGTTTAGAGGTGGGCCGGGGGAGGTAATGGACGCTTCGGGGCAACCTCCAGGGCGCATCCCTGGATGACGCGTGGGTCGTCGGCGTGAGGGGGAAAGGCGAGAATGCACTTTGGACACGAGAACCACCCCCTAGGGGCCGCGTGGTGCATGCATAGGCCCCTCGCCGTGACCTTGGTGCAGTTGATGCTCAGCGGGCTCATACGGCCACCTCCGCCTTGATGGCCGGATGGTACTCGTAGTTAAGAAAGTCCACGTCGGCAAGTTCGTAGTCAAAAACCGAGGGCTTCCTGCGCAGCTGAAGCGTCGGGAACGGCTTGGGCATACGCGTGAGCTGCAGGTTGACCTGATCGAAGTGGTTGTGGTAGATGTGGCAGTCGCCGCCGGTCCAGATGAAGTCGCCGACGTCGAGGTCGCACTGTTGCGCCACCATGTGCGTCAGCAGCGCGTAGCTGGCAATGTTCCAGGGGACACCCAGAAACATGTCGGCGCTGCGCTGGTACAGTTGGCAGGACAGGCGCCCTTCCGCGACCCAGAATTGGAACAGGCAGTGGCAGGGGGCCAGGGCCATGTCGGGCAGGTCGCCGACATTCCACGCGCTCACGACGTGGCGGCGGGACTCGGGGTTGGCTTTGATCCCAGTGATCAGGTCGGCAATCTGGTCGATGTACCTGATCCGTCTGTAGTTAAACCCGGGAGGTGGGGTGAGTTCCTCGCCCCCCATACTCAGCACCGTCTTTCTGTTGACCCCTGTAAGATGCTCACACTCCCGAAGGGACACATACCTCTGACCCTTGTAGACCAAAGCTGTTCCCTGCATCGCAATGTTGTCACAGGAAGGCAGGAATACAGACGTTGCCGGCCCGTACTGGTTGGAGCCGTAGTAGTCTTTGTCAATGTGATACCCATCACCTCCGCACCGGCGCCATGCCTCGTTCCCTGGGATTCGTGTAAGGTCCGCGTGAAAGTTAGCAAAACAGTGCCATGACTTAGCCACTGTGACGCCCTTGGCCCCATATTGGGCGTAGGACGGGCTTGTAGGAAGGTAGCAGCGCTTGATCATCCCTCTCCACAAGTCAAGCTCCACCTTTGTGTATGCGCCTTGCGGCTCCCCAATGTACCCAACCCCCGCGAACGTGGGTCTGTATGGGTCGTCAATGCGGGTTGCAGCGGGTCTGTTTACTTTGACGGTAGCCCCGGTATCCGCAAACTGGCCCAAGTAGGTGCCATCCTGGTTCCTGGCGATCAGGAGCAGGCTCCCACACTTGTTCGTCTCCACTACTCGACCTATTGACCGAGCCTTCTCAGTAATGCCGGCGTGTACCACTGGGAACCTTCGGACTACACCGTCGGGCTTACCATCGTCCTCTGCGCTCCGTATGGGAACAAGATCAATGCTTGACCCATCAACTTCCCACCGGCGCCATTGCCCCCCATAAATTGGCCCAAGCTCCCCTGTGAGGGGGTCTGCCCATTCTTTCCATATTCCTACGCGTTTAGCCTCCAGGCTGTTGTTGCCTGTGTCCCCGCGCAGCATCCAGAGCAATTCTTCAACCATTGGCCGGGTGAACACCCTCTTGGTGGTGATGAGTGGGAAACCGTCGGCAAGCCTCCAGCGCATTTGCAGGCCGAACAGGCCCCGGGTGCCGGTGCCAGTGCGGTCTCCGCGGTCGACGCCCTGCTGCATGATCTTGAGCAGGGTGCCCTCGTAGGTGTGGTCTGTTTGTGCCATCAAAATTCTCCAAGTAGTTTACGAACCGCCGCCTGCTGCGCGTCATCCAGTTGCTCCAGTAGCAGCTCAAGCACCGACACGTTGCGGATGTCCTCGATCGATGCCGCGATATCCTCAAGGCTTTCTGCCTGCTCCACCTTGACCGCGTTGGCAACCACGAAACTGCGCGAACGCTGGCGGAAGGCGCTGATCGCCTTGATGACGTCGGCAGCCTCCGCCTCGCTGGCGTCGCCTTCGACCCGGACGAAGCCCCGGCCCTCTTCTTCGACGTCCTTCAGCTCACGCCAATCAACCCGTGCAAACCAACCCTCAGCGTCGTCTGGGGTCCAGGTGGGCACGAAGCGGTGGGTACCGTCTTCGATGATGAGGGCGCGCTTGGTGCCGTCTTTCTGCCCGTCGCCGTGGGGCATGCAGTCGCTGCATGATGAGGGCACTTGGTTACCGACTACGATAACTTTGCCCTTCATGATCTCCCGCCCCTGATGCTCATGCCCCATCACGATGGTGATACAGCGCGCCGTGATGTCCTTAGCCTGTGACCGGTCAAGGTTCAGCGAGTGCTCAGCGTCGGCCGCGAACTTTGAATCCAGATTTGAATGTACCAAGAGGTACTTTGCAGACTCAGGCACCCTACTCAACTCTAAATCAAAAATTTCCTGATTCACCACATGGCTGATGACGTAAATTCCATCTCGTGCCCATCCGGCACCCTGCAGGTACTGAACGCGTTCAGAGTACCTTGACTGCAGCAGTCGGGACATCAGCTCAAAGCTTGACAGGTCCTGAGAGTTTTTGGACAGGTCGTGGTTGCCGGGTACCATCACGATACGCCGCACGGGTTTGGCGTCAAGCCACTCTGAAACGGTTTCGTATGCCTGAAGAAGGTCTAATGTCGGGATACTGTAAGAGTCAAACAGGTCGCCGTTGACCAGCACGTCGTCTGCCAGCTCAAGCAGTCGCTTGAAGTTTTCCTGCAGGTACTCCCGCAGTGTCGCAGCGCTCTCGGCGGTGGTACCGCCTACGCGGCTGACCCCCAGGTGCAAATCGTTTACCACAAGTGCCTTCATGTGTGCCCCTTACTTGGTTGCCAAAACAAATGCCTGGTCGTCGGTAAACCCGGCACGGACAAACGCCAGGTGCTTCTCGCGCTGCACCAGTGCTGATTGCTCGAAGAGCAAAAGCATCTGTGGCTGCAGCTCCTGGTTCTCTTGGAGCATGCGGGCCATGGCAATGTCGAGGCGTTGGGTGGGGGCTGCGGGTATTTTTCGCATGTCGGGGCTCCTGTTGGTGAGTGGGTTCATCGTTTCTCCTTCTTGGCCTTCTCAGCCAGTTCCTCGAGCGCAGCCCGAGGTAGTTTTCGGATTTCCTGGCAGTCAGCGCACTGGGCGCGCGGGCTGCCGGTGGGGTGGGGGATAAGACGAAACCCCGATCGGGGTTTGTCTTTGCGGCAGTACTGACAAAACTTCATCCGAACACCTCAGGGCAAGCCTCCTGCATCGCGGTGGCGAGATCGGTGTAGGCGGGCACATCGCTGAGGTTCCATGAGCCCTTGTCCCCGGTGCTGGTGAGGTACTCGGTGTCCACCATGCGCCATAGCTTCGTGGTCGAATGATGAACCGCGACGAAACACAGGCCCCCGCAGTTGGCGCGCTTGCGCAGCCGTGCAAGTTGTGGGACTTTGTCGCGGGACAGGCGGTACTCGTGCTCGGTCTCTTTGACCTCGATGAGGCCATGCCCCATGAGGCTGAAATACTCGAAGTCAGCTGCCGCCGCCTTGATGATGCGGCCAGCGGCTTTGGAGTCGACAAGTCTGTTGAACTCCTTGAATGTGCCCGACCAGGCTTCGAGAAACTTGGCCATCGCGTCTTCGGACTTCTTGCCCTTGTTCGCATGGCGCGAAACGACTTTGAAGGTGGTCATGCTCGCGCTCTCGCCAAGGAAAACGCCTGGGCTGCCTCTTTCGTGGCGCAACCGCAGGAACGCGACCGACCCGAGACCATGGCGGCCTGCAGCACTTCGCGCTTGGTACCGCAGGTGCATACACAGTACCACTTGGCGGGTTTGACTTCAGGGATTTTCTCGATGAGCGCCCAGCGCCCGTAGTGGCTGCCGGGGACCGGCTTGAGTTTGGTCATACATCACTTTCTTCTTGGTTATTGTCGGGTGTGGGAAACCGACCACTCACACCCTCTGTGGGGTTGTGTAGTGGTCGGCGGGAACAAATTATGTACCTGTTTTGATTGGTTTGCTTAACCTCCAAAAATCTTTGCCAAAGCCTCCGCGATCTTCGCTTCGTCAATCGTCGTGCCAATCTCGTATTGGGTGCCAAACGTCGGGCCAATAGAGATGGAGCTCTCAAGGGGAATCTTCATCGTGGCGTACTGCTGGATCATGCAGGGGTGCACCTCCTTCAGCACGGCGATCAGGTCGTCGCGGTGGCAGCTGAACACGACCTCATCGTGGATGGGGGCGTAAAACTTCGCGCGGTACTTCCCGGCGAAAATCCCACGGGACCACATCCGGGCCATGGCCAACTTCAACATCTCGCCCCCGCTGCCCTGAATCTCGAAGTTGCCGGCCTGGCGCTCGGCGGCCATCCGGTCCCACTTGCTCTCGGCGTTCAGGCCTTCAGCCAGGTGGCGCCGCGCGCCCAGCATCGTCAGGGAGTAGCCCCGACGCGATGCAATCTCCTGCACCTCTTTGTTCCACTCCGGCAGCCTCGGGAAGGCTTTCTCCTTCGCGTCGATGAACGCCTGTGCCGTCTCTTCGTCGGTCATCAGGGTCAGGGCGATCTTCGGCGCCATCGCGCCGTAGGCGGTGGCGAAGTTGGTGGTCTTGGCGTCGGCGCGCAGCGCTTTGGCCTTCGACTTGATCTCCTTGTCATCGGACTCGAGCATCCGAACGAAGTCGTCGTAGTGGACCCCGTAGCCCCACATGATCACCGTAGCCGCCACGGCCGTCAGGTGGTGCATGTCGCGCTTGTTGTCGCCAACGTAGCACGACGTCATCGCCTCGTCGCCCGACAGTTCAGCCTGCAGGCGCAGCTCCTGACCCGACAAGTCCAGCGACACCACCACGCAGTCGTCAGCGTGCGGCAGGATGACCTCGCGGATGCCACCTTCGCCCTTTTCCATCTGCTGGACATTGGGGGCGCTGGAGCTGTGCCGGCGGGTCGCTGCCTCACTCTGGTTCAGGGAAGGGTGCAGGCGCCCGTCGCGCCAGTGGGTGAGCACCTTGTAGGGCTTGTAGAACAGTGACCGGCGGGTGCCGATGGAACGGACCGTCTGGTACGCCTCCAGCACCGCCTTGCGCTCGGGGGTCAGGTCGTCAAGGGCAAGGGCCGAAGCCACCGCGTCGTCGTCGGTGGAGGACTTGGAAATCAGCGCCTCGTGCTCCTCCTTGGTGTAGGTCAGGTCCTTGCCGTCCTTGATCTTGCGGAACTTCGTGAACGCTTCGCGCATGACCTTGTTCTCGTCGCGCTGCTTCGGCGTCATCTTGTTCAGGATGCGGGGCTTGATGCCCAGCACGTTGTAGAACAGGTTCTGCATCTGCTTTGGCGACGAGAAGTTGATCTTGGGCTCGCCATCAAAGTGCTGGCGTACCAATTTGTTCAGCTCGTTCACATCGTTGCGCTCCACGATAGCCGCCAGCAGCTCGGCGCGGTCGTTGTTGGGGAACTGCTCCCGGATGTCGAAGGCGATCCCAACCAGCTTTCGCTTCTTAGTGGCGAACTCGCCGTCCAGGATGATCGGCAGGGCCAGCTTGACGTCGCTGGGCTCAATGTCGCCCTCGAACTCGGGGCACTCCGTGCCGTCCCAGCCGCTGCGCATCAGGAACTCCCTCAGATGCGCCCACGCCTTCTCGTAACGCACGTCGTCTGCCTTCTCCATCTGGCGCAGCTTGCCCATCGACACCGGGATGCCCTGCACGAACGCCAGCGACGTCAGGTACTCCGGCAGGGTCTCCACGTCAAGGAAGACCTGCAGCGTGTTCTCCAGCTCCATGATGAACCAGTAATGAGAGTGCAGGGCGGCCGTGCAGATCGTGTCGTCACAGCCGTAGTCCAGCACCTCCCTGCCTGTCAGCTCGTTCATCTTGAATTGGCGGGACTCCCATCGCTCAACCACGGGGGCAGTCACCAACTCCTGGACGACCTGCTCGGTCTTGCTTTGATGGATTTCGCCGTCGTCATCCACCCACTCGTCGTCGATCTCGATCACGGTCTCCTTGTAGACGGCCGGCGCGACCTCCTGGTCGAACTCTCTGCGCTTCACACCGCCCTTGCGGAAGCCCAGGGCACCCGACTTGGTGGTCGTCTGCTCGTAGGTCTGCTGCGTGTAGCCAAGATGGAGCTTGCTGCGCTCCTTCAGGCCCTTGGGCACGTCCTCGCTGACGTAGCTGGCACCGATTTTGGTGTCCAGGGCGTTGGGCACCAGGCCGTGCCAGCCGTTGTCCTCCCACTTGTCGCCCCAGGTGCGGTACAGCACAGAGAATTCAAACTGGCGGTTCTGGATGATCGTGTGCAGTCGCCCCGGGATCAGCTCCACCATCTCCATGCACTGGTCGACCGTAATGTTGTCAGTGTCCTTGTGGCCCACGCTCATGTAAAACGTGTGCTGGGTGTTGGCGCCGAACGTGAGCGACATGCCCGTCAACTCATGGCCGAGTACGTCGAGCTTGTTGCCCCGCGTCTTCTCGGAGATGGAGTTAACCCGCTCGATCCACTCATCCGATTCCTCTGACGATGAAGTCTCGATGTCAAGTGCCACGAAGGGCGACTCGTTGACCCTGTTGGCAAACCCCTCGTAGACACGGTCGTAGTTGCCGGCCGTCACCAGCGTCTTGGTGCCGTAAAACATGTGCAGGTCGTGCACCCGCAGCTCGTCTGGCAGCTCAGCCCACTGCGCCACCATGCCAGCCCGCAGGTCCCAGGGTTTGCGCATGGTGTTGATCTGGTCGGTCATCAGCCCAGCGACACGCCAGCTGGTGCTCACCATCGCCTCGGCGTCGATGATTTTCTGCAGGGGTTTGAAGTCGGCGACGTCTTCCGCCAGGCGCTTGATCTGGTTGTTCTCGATGAGCTCGATCATCATGTCCAAGCCCTCAAGCCCGAAGGTGCGCACCATGTCGACCCAAGCGGCGTCACCAAACCCCTTGGCACCGGGAATCTTGTCACTGGTGTCACCCACCAGCGACTTGTACAGCCGGATGTACTTGTGGGGGAAGGGGCCGCAGGGGTTGACGTTCATCTCACCCAAGCGCCAGACGCTGACCATGTCATCCACCAATACAGATAAATCGCCGTCTGCGGTGCAGACGACAATCGGCTCACTGCGCAAATGTTTGCAGAGGTACCCGATGACGTCATCCGCCTCGTAAGACTTCTGCTGGATGACGCGCATGCCCAGGTGCAGCGCCATCTTGCTGACCCGGTCTCGGGCGATGTTCAGCTGCTCGCTGACCTCCGGGGCTTTGTCCCGGCCCGCTTTGTACTGGGGCAGAAACGTGCGCCGTGTGGCCTTGCTATTGGTACCGTCTATCACCATCGTGCACTGTCTAGGGGCAACCCCAAAGTGGTCGATGTCCTTGGACACTTTATCCCAGAAGCCCTCCACACCGTAGTCGGCGGAATTCACTTGGGTCTGTTTGCCGTCTGGCCCGGTGACCACCCGGCCGTCATCGTGATCGACGCCTCTGAGGAGCGCCATGTTGAGGTAGCTGTTCAAATCGAAAATGAGTTTCACTTGAGCCCTTCCTTGTCTGAAGTTTTGGACTCCACGAGGAGTCCGTCGACGAATACCTTGCGCTCACTTACCGCTGGCAGCGAACGGGGATCAAGCCACGAGGGAAACTCGCTTAACGCGGGGTTCTCCAAAATGACCTCTCCCTTGATTTGATAGGTGATGAGCATTCCACTTTTGAGCTTGATGACGCCACCCGACACCACTTGGTTGGCAAGCCATCCAAAGACGAAGTTCCGAGAAATCTTCTTGGAGGTCACGGCGGCCACGAGGCCGTTGCGCGTCTTGGGTGTCTTGAGCAGACGAGTCAGAACGATCTCGGCCCTGCGCACCTGGGCCGCCCGAGAGTTCGGGTTTACCGGCGCCATCTGGCAGACCTTTCCAACAAGTCCTGGCAGTCCACGCAGCGGATGCGGCCCAGCTTAAGGCGGGCTTCGGGGATTGCCTCCCCACACACGCACTCGGTGTTGGGCCAGCTTCCATCAGCGTGTTGCACCTGCTGAGGGGCGGCTGCACGCTGCGCCTCTTCAACAGCGGCATCCGCCAACTGCTGGGTCAGCGTCGCGGCCCGGTCAAGATCGTCTGCCTCGTGCGTCATGCCTACGCCTCCACAGCTTTTGCTCGCTCGCGCAACTCAATTACGGCGCACAAATTCCAAAGCGCGTGATCAAGGTGTGGCAGCTTGCTGTCGGGGTCCACCTCCTCGTGTCGAGCTTTGAGGATGTGGCGCCACATGGCGTCAAAGTAGCGCTCGGCGCCGTTGGGAACGGTCTGCCAGCCCCCTCGGGTGTACTTGCGCATTCCAAAGTCGCCCACGTTGGCCACTGCCTGCAGCGCATGTGCAAAATCATGCAGCACACCTGCGGCGCACTTGCCAGCGTCGAGCTTGCTGCCCAACTCGTGCGCAGACCTGCCGTTGGGGTCTGACTCCTGCAGCTCTACCGTCACCGACGGTGGTCCGCCGTAGCCCTTGATCTCATCCCCCGGCACCAAGGGCTTGAGTGGTGGTAGCTGGTTTGTCCCCTTCAGGACTGAGTATCCGTTCATTATTTCCATAGCTTTTCTTCTTGTTGTTTTTATGTGAAAAGTGATTGAAGACTCGGCGCCAGGTGTAAGACCGGGCCAGGCTGACTACGGTGAATAGAATCGTTATTTGCAGGTTTTCTGCAAAATTCGTTTCTATTTTCCAGATGGGCTTCACAATAAACTCCCAAACGCATAACGAGATCAGGAAGCCCGATCCGATGTTCAGGAGTTGCTCGATCAGCGAATGGAGCCTAGACTGCATGGCTTTCGAGCACCGTGCGCTCGGCCGGCAAGTCTCGGCTCACCGCGCGCTCTGCGTCGAACTGCATGCCGTTGTACCGCTTGAGCAGCTTGTCGACGTTAGCCACCATGATCACGGACATTTCTACGTCCTCTGCATCACCCCTGTCGAGGACGAAACTGACCAGAGCGGACGCCTCTGCTACCAACTGTGTCGTCGACATGGTCGGTGCCTTGCCGTACCCTACCCAACGCTTGGCCAGGTCGAGCCACTCGACGAGTTCGTCCATGAGCTGGAAGCCCTCGGCATCCAGACGGGTGCAGGCCGCCTCAACCAGCTTGTCGAATTCGACCTCGTCATAGGTGCCCACGTCGTCAAGGACCTGCTTCATCGCTGTCAGGTAGAAGCACAGGTCGCCACCTTCTTCGATGGCGTTGACTTCGTCGGTTGCCGTCAGGTACTCATGGCACTCAGTGACGATGCCAAGGACAGCGTGGGCGAAGTCCTTGGGCAGGTCGCCAGAGCGGTTGAACAGGGCTTTCACGAAGCCCTCGTAGCCAACTTCCGTCAGCACCTCGATTGCGGTTTTTTGGGTCATTTTTGTTTCCTTCGTTGGAGTTCTTGGTTTACGGAAAAGACAATGTCGAGATCGTCGCTGATGGCGTCACTCATCCAGCGCAGGTAGGGCGCGGGTAAGTCGTGCCACGGTTTTCCAGCGTGCTTCCCAAACGGGACAGTGGGCAACGCGCGGGGCTCCTTGGACGCTTCGACAAGTTGTGGCAGGCTCATGCCTGTACGCTCAGCAATGTGCCTGAGCAGGTAGTACGCTGTGGTGCAATCGCTGAGCACACGGTGAGCGTCGGTGGGGCGGGGTAGCCCCAATGCGTAGGACATAGTCGTCAACTTTGCATTGTCCATGTCACTGTAGAGCCGCCTACTCCACAACAACGTACAGAGCAGGGCCTGCACGTTGAAGTAGGCCTTTACGAACCTGTAATCGAAACTGACCTTGTGCCCGATCAGCACGCAGGGGTCAGTAAATGGCTTGCCATAGCAGGATGGATCGTCGACGCTGAAGTACTCCTCAATGGTTGGGGAGTCCTTCAGGTCGTCAAGCACAAGTCCATGCACGGCACTCGCCGCCGGCGCGATCATGCACTGAGGGTCCAGCAGAGTCTCATGCTGGTCAATGATGTTGAAGTCCTCATCGATCTCCAGCCATCCCAACTCCACCGCCTTTGCGCCTTCGTCTGTGCCAGTGGTTTCGGTGTCGAGGATCAGATAACGCATGCTGACTCCCTTGGAGTTGGTTGAAACGTGTGCAGGTCGGCCTTGGCCATCAGGTACGCCTTGTGAGCGTCTTCTGCGGTTGGGAAATACCCTAGGCTGTGAGTTACCCCGTCAACTACTAAGCGGGACCTCCAGAGCTTCGACCATTTATGAAGGTTAGCTCCACGTAGACCAGATACCCCAGGAGTAACGGGCGTAAGGTTCTGCCTATTCTGACCACGGGTGGCTTCGCGCAGGTTGCTCCACCTGTTATCACATCTAACCCCATTGATGTGATCTACCTCGTATTCTGGCCAGTGGTCAGTCATGTACAAAACTGCCAACCTATGGGCTAGGTGTAACTTACCCATAACGCTGACCTGAATGTACCCAGAGTGGTGCGCCGTCCCGGCTTGGATCCCGGGCCCGCCACCCCTCCCGGAGTTCTTGCGTGAGATTTCCCCAGATAAAGGCTCGTAGCTTATGATTTGTCTGAGAACTTCAGGTGTAAGTTCTTTAGTTCCGACGTATAGGTTGCAGAACCTGTTGTCAGCCTTGTCCTCGTTTAGGTGCTTAACTGGCCCCCTTGACCATTCGCCAGTCTCGTATAGCCACGCTAAAGCCGAGGCTGTGTACTGTCGCCCGTCGAGCGGGATAACAGCGTACCCGTGTACGTGCATGTACTCTGCTGGAAGACCGTTCTTCCAGGCATCTCGACAGTCAGCCCAGGTAAAGACTCCGGTGCCACTGTCGTATGACAGGGCCTGCTTTACCCGCTCTAATGTAGGTTTAATACCCATCTTGTTTTCCTAAATTGAGGCCTCTGTCACAGGCCCCAGTTCAATCAGATTTTCGCAGGCAGAATCGAGGCGATCCTCAGCTTCGTCCACGAGTTCTTGCCCTTCTCCGCGGACTCCCGGATAAAGTACATAACGAACGGATCGTCAGGCAGGCTGTAATTAGGCAATCCCATCGCCACGCACTTGGCCGTGCTCTCAAGGTCCGACTGGTACCGTTTAAACGCCGGGATGCTCGACGGGCTCAGCGTGATCTGGATCGCGCCGGTGAAGTCAGGATCGTCCTCGCAGCCCAGCGCAGCGACTTCGGTGTCGATGAACTCACGCTTGGATGCCTTGTCGAACTCCTCGGTGTCCCGCAGGAACGTCAGGTAGTCGTCGCAGGACCTGCCCTCCCACACCCTCACTTCTTCACCAACGACGTTGTCGATGGTGACGCCGTCCGCGGAGAAGGCCACGAAGCTGCTGCTGTCCTTGCCGTCTTCACCGGGGGAGATTTCAAAGTGACGGTCCCAGGCCAGCAAGCGGCCCTTGACCCAGCGCCCCAGCACCTTCTTGTCGCCATTGAACTCCTTGATTACGCCGTCCTTGGCCTTGAACACGCGGTGAGAGCCATAGCTGAAGTCCGCCGCGCCCCTCATGGCCTCGACTTCCTTCTTGAACTGCTTCGCCGCGTTGGCTGCCTCGTCGACACTCAGGCTGCTCGTCGCTGCCTTGACAATTGCCACGGTAGACTCCACCTTGCGCGTCACTACCTCGGTAGTTGCCTCGGTGGATTCCATCCTGGCGGCTACCGTTGGCGCAGGCACCGCGGCTCCCTTTTGAGGAACCTCGTGCTCGGCGACGGCTGTCTCCGCACCAGGCTCTTGTTCAAAAGTAGCGGTGTTTGTAGTTGTTGGTTTGCGTAATGCCATGATAATTTCCTTTACAGTTTCAGTTAACAAACGCCGTGACTACTTGGGTTTCGTCACAACGGCTTCCGCACCTACTTCCCTCCAGTACGAAAGGCTTCCACTCCTTCCGCCATCAGCCGTTCAAGGTTGAAGCGAAAGACTCTGGACTGCCCGGTCGCTTTGAGCGGGCTGTCAGTGCACACTTTGTCCATAGTGGGAGGGAACTTGCCCATCGCCACAATGAACGCCTCGCTCGATGAGTAGTACGGCTCCATGCCTGTACGCCTGCACCAAGTGAAATACTTCACGAACATCTCTCTCATCCGTAACTCTATGTACCCATCGCGGACGATGTAGTCCTTGCCCTCCTGCATGTAAAACTCGGAGTCAGAATCCGCAGTGCGGGAGATGAGGGAGAGGTCGTTAAACATCTTGCCGGCCTCACTTTGAGCTGACACGTTAAGCTCTGCCTTGTGCTCGTGAACGGCACGCTTAAGCATTGCCAAGGGTTCCTTGAACTCGTCACCGAACACGGACGTCAGGACGCCACCAAGGTAGTTCAGTCCCTCCAGTACGATAGCAAGATTGTAGACCTGACGGTCGTGTACTGACCTGGGGAACGACGCCCTAAGTTCGTCGCATATCGGCGTCAGAGCCGCGCGGCGGGTCTCGACGGTCTCCATGAACGAGTACTTCAGGATCAGCCTGCCCAGCTCCCCCATGTGATCCTGGCCCTTGAGCGCCAAGTCCCAGGCTTCCCGACGATCGAGGGTGTTGGCGAGGCTGAATGCCACCGGCAAGCTGCGCTGCACAATGGCCGTCTGCATCTCCTGGGCCTCTGCCAGGTACACGATGGGTGTGCTGAAAGTGAAATCCGTAATGTCCTTGAATGAAGACGATGCGTTGGAGTTTCCTATGGCCCCCGAGGCACCCTTGCCTTGGTTGTAGGCCAGCCTGAATGCCTGCATCAGAAAGTCCGTGCGTACTGGCCCCATCTCGGTGGGCTTGTACTCGTCGAGTACCAGCGGGATGCTACAGGAACCCGTCAGGGCCGCCTTCAGCGCGTACTGTGTCGTGACCGTTCCACACGACAGCATCTTCGCGTCGTGCGTGAAGGTGTGCATGCGTCCCAGAAGCAGGGATGTTTGGGTTTTTCCACTGCCAGCCGGACCGTTGGGGTGCAGCAGTGGGAACTGGTTGAACGCCTGCTGGTAGAACTGCTTGTGAAAGCAGCTGACGAACCACCCGAGCATCTGCGCCATCGTTGTTGGTGTGTTGATTGTGAGCACCGCGTGTAACCAAGCCCTGATCTCCGGCGTGTCCTTGATCGGCTCTGCCATGTGCAGGTCGGAGTCGAAGATGGCGTTTGTCACCATCTGGGGTTGGTAAGTGTACTCGGTGTCGCACTGCTTGAAGATCGCGCCCGGGGATACCCAAACAACGTCCTTTTTGATGCGATCGAAAACGCAGGGGTCCTGAAGGACCTCAAGTCCCTCTTTGTGGATGGCGTAAATCACTTTGGCTTCCTTATTTGCTTTGCGTGTGAGGATCAGCTTGACGGCGCCCGCCATCGTATCTGACCCCGAGAAAATCCCGCCGTAAGCTGAACAGTACTGGGTGAGGGAGCTGCGGGAGACAAAGGCTCTGTCACCAACTGTGTGCCTGCCGCATGGGCGCTTGTCGCTGAAGATGTTGACGACCAGACCCAGGCTGGTGTGGTTGCCACCGCCGTCGCGATGGGCCTCCATCAGGTTCTGGGGCTTGGTCCAGCCGACGTTGGAGATTGACTTGGCACCCTCCTGAGAGGGCTTGAACACACCCCGCATCTGAATCTTCAGGCCCTCCTCCAGGGCACGATTGGCGAAGTCAAGCTCTTCCTCCTGCTCCTTGGTGAGTTCGACCTCGCCGTCGACTTCGTCCTCCTCGTCGTCCATCGACGCGCCGCTGGTCAGGCCCCTGCTAGGGGCGTCCAGGTCGCTGGTGGACTCCCCCGGAGCGACCAGCGAGCGGATGCCTCCGTTGGAGTACGAGTAGCAGGGATTGTCGTGAGTGTACTCCCACATCCTGCGCAGCTCGTCCTTGCGCTTGCGGGGTGAGCCATAGCGGGAGGAGTCACCGCTGTGGGTCTTGCATAGGCCGGCGGCCGCTTCGACAAGCTCCTCCGCCGTCTTACCCAGTGCGTTGGCGGCAATCGCCAGCTGCATGGACAGCTTCTGGAACCCAATGTTTGGGGCCAGACCCTCTCCGCGCATGATCCGCTCGATGGTGGGCGGAAACTCCCCCTTGAACTTGGCCAGCAACTCGACGTCCCCGGAGGTCTTGGCGCGACGCTTCAGCGCTTCGCCAGTCTTCTCCACGAACTTCATGTACATGGCACTTAGGTAAGTGCTGAGCTCCGGCTCGGCGCGCACCGGCTCTTCCCGAGGCTCCGCGCACAGCTCAACATAGCTTTCTGGCGTGATGGCCAGGGCTTCATCAAGGGTGAGTGGAACCTTGTAGGCACCGTTGGTGCGCTTGACACCGCAGGTGCGCCACATGCGACCCCGACGCCCGGTGTACACCCGCAGGTCAAGCGTGTCGACAACCATTTCCATGGCCATCTCACGGTAGACGTAGGGCAGGGCGACGACGCCGGTCTTGGGCACCTTGGGCATGAACACCTGCGGTGGTATCTCCAGGTGGAAGCCCCGGCCGCCCGTGGCGTAAAGCCGAAGACTTTTGAGGTTGACACCGTTGTCCTCAAGGTTGGTGAGGAACTTATGGAAGTTGGAGATGGCAGACTCGATGTCCTGCGCATCCCAGTCTGCAAAGAAGCCACCGGAGTAGCGCATCGCTGCGTATTCCTCTCGGCCCCAACTATCCTCGGGGATCGCGTGGACGTCCAAAACTGTAACAAAGGCCGGCTTCTTTTCGGCCTGCACCTTCTCACGGTGGTCGGAGAGCGCAAATTTCCACGCTTCTTCCCCACCCTCTATTTGGTAGAAAAAATAGGGCATGCTAGTACCCTATTAAACCATGTTGGCGCTGTGAGGTATTTGGATCGTCCGGAACAGATAGACATGCTTAGGAGCCTTCGTGTCACAGGAATGAGAGTCTTGAGCGCCTGAGGCGCTCGGTGTTTGATTTGTCATGGAAGCCCGCTTGTTATAGGTTTTACAGGGCACCGAGGGGTGGGTCAGTACGCTACGCGTACCCCAGGAAACCTCTCTCGGAAAGCATTAAATTTTACGGCGTTGGTGTGACCTTCTACTCTCTCGCCCCACTGGATTCTGATTTTACTAAGATCGCAAACTGGGGGCAAAGTTTACCCCCGATTGGGAGTCTTTGCCTTTCCACTTGAAAACAAATTCCAGCGGAGGTTGAAAGAACAGGTCTCGGCCCCTACTCGCCGCCATAAATCGAACTCCTCAAAGTTTTGTACCCGCCTTGCACCTGGTTGGCGAGCTCGTCGTTATTCAACAGAGACTTGAACATGCCCACCTGTACCGTCCCGGAGGCTATCGCCACACGAACGTGCACAGGCTCTTTTTGCCCGTCACGATCCAATCGTGCCACCACCTGCTGGAAGGGCGTTGGCGTTGTTGGGGCTTCCACCACCAACATGTCCGAGCACACGTGCTGCAAGCCATCCACGCCAAACCCGGCGCTGGAGGGCTGAACCAAAATAACCCTGCACTGCGAATCCTCTATGAACCGACGAATAGCCTTCTGTTTGTCGGCCTTGGTAACCTCACCGTACACCGCAACCGCGTCGTACTTGGCCAATGCCTTGTGAAGGTACCTGTTCGTCCTGATAAAGTGGGCGGCGATCACAAGTTTGCGCTCCCCTATCTCCTCCAGCACCTCCTCAATCATGTCCATGATCGCGGGTCGGCGGGCAGTATTGTCGTCGAATTCCGCCCAGTTAATGACCACTTGTTGGAGCGCTGATCTGAGCGCGCTGGCGGAGATCGCATCGATCTCTTTCCCGCCCTCGAACTCAACCAAGCGCTCCTCCGCGATTCGTCGGTACAGCTTCATGTGCGCCGGGTCAAGTTTGTAAGGTCTCGGAGTGAGCAGAGGCTCTGGCATGTCCTTGCGGGCGTCTCTCAGGAGTAGGCGTCCCGAGTGAATTTTCATATTTTCCGCCAGCACGTCAAGGTTGCACCACTTCTCCACGTTGCCGTAGTCGTCTGTCTCGGCTACGTGGAGACGGTCGAACTGGCGTCTATTGCGGTACACGCCCGGGGCGATCAGCTTGATGTAAGCGAAGGCGTCTCCGGGCTTGTTGATGGGGGTGCCAGTGAGCGGCAGGAAGGGGCGGTTCTCAGCGATCAGGGCAACTGCCTTGTGGGTGTCGCTGGCGGTGTTTTTGATGGCGGTGGCTTCATCCGCGATGACACCCAGGGCGCGATCCTCGAAGTGCGCGTGAAGACTCTCAAAATCATTCTTGAGCAGTCCGTAGCTGGTCAGGACGAAGTCGTTGTTGAGGCTCAGTGCTTTACGCTGCGCCGGGGTGCCGGCGTAGACGGTGGTGGTCAGGGGCTTCCCCGTGCTGAGGTCGGTCACGCTGCGCAGCCAGCGATCCCACTGCTCAAGCAGAATCGGAGGCATCACAATAAGCCATTGCCTTACCCCGTGCAGGTCCCGGTAGTAGAGCGCTTGGTGAGTGGCCATGGAGGTCTTCCCGCTGTTTCCCGTGATGAACACACAGCCATTGCGCCGCAGCACCAAAAACGAACTGGGCACGGTGAAGCAGTACTTGAAGCCGTCAGTGGACGGCTCGGTCCACATCGTTGGCTCCAGCTTATTTAGTATGTGACGTAGACCCCGGGCTGTGTTTTTAGACCCCCCACGCGCGGTTACCGTGAGGCACTGGCCTCCCCTGTACTTTTCGGTGCGGGGGTCTTCCCACAACCCCGCCATGACACCCTGACTGCAAAACACATACTGCGCAAAGTCGGCGGACGCACGGCTTGTGCTTGTAAAGCTCACGCCCCGGTTACCTCCGAGCATTGTGCCGTCCCACATTGGAATTTCCGCTGCCAGGATGGACATTTGATGTCTTGAGGCAGCCCAAAACCGAGCATCAAACTCTTTCAGACGCAGGGGTGCGCTGAAGGTGAATACCGAGAATCCTTTCGCTGTTGGGGTATTTTGGTCGCGCTCGACGTACTCAACCCCGGCGGCTTCTAGGAGATGCCGCAGGCGCCCGACCTTGCGCGCCTTCTTGATGCGAACCACGCACCTATCGGTCGGTCCGCCGAAATGGCCGTCAGCTATCACCGCAACCTGGAGACGCAGTTGGTCGTCTGTGAGATTCACACCTGCGCGCTCAGGGCCGAAGAACACAGATGGGAGTCCTACGTGACTGATGCTGACGCCGTCCGGTTCTGGTCGGCGGGCTCGATCCCCGCTGTGGAAACGATCATGTTTTTCCATCAGGTACCCTGGGTTGAACACCACAGGGCCCTTGTCTAGTTGGTTGCCCCTGAAAGCGAGCATTCGATGGTCATCTGAAAGTAGCTGATCTACCCCGTACTTTGTCTTAATCCGCGTCATCTGCTTACAGGGTGCTTTGATGTACTGAATGGGCGTGACAAACTCAGTCTCACCTGTGGCAAGTGTGTACTGAAGTACTTCCCCACCCGCATACTCGGATATTTTGATCCACCCTGTTGGGGACAGGTACTCAGTGTCTGAGTCGACACAGCCCGCCTCACAGTAATACCCCGCTCGAGGGTACTGGCAGAGGTCGTTGACGATGTCAACTTGGAGGGGTCTCAGTTCAAACGGGAACGCAAACCGTTCTCGAACAATGTCGTAGGGGTGCATGGAGGCTCCGTGTGCGGGCTGATGCCGCGGGTTTTACTTCGGGAGCTGCAGAGTTATCGTACCTTGGCGATAACCTCTGCGGCTTGGGTCAGGACGTTGATTTCAAAATCGAAGTCCTTGTCGTGTGGCTCCCGGTAAGTGTGGCTGCGAACCTCCAGGATTCGCAGCCAGTCTGGCCCGTAGGCTTGGAACAGCGGCAGTTCTCGCACCAGGCGATGCTCAATGAGCAGCTTGACGGCGCGCGGCGCAGGGTGCCGCAGCATGCCCCGAACCGTGTGGCTCGGGGGAGTCTCACCTGTAAGATCAAGCCTCCCTGTTGCCAGGCTGTACTGTAGGGTACGCCGAACGTGGGTGCTGAAGTTGGCGTCGGGGGGTGCCTCCGCTGCCTCGAAATCCCAGGACAGGTAGGCAAGGTCCCAGGCGACTGGGTCCTCCACCAGGAACCTGAACAGCTGTGCGAATCGGTAACTGCCGATCGGCTCGGGCGAGTATCTTGTTGGGGTCAATGGGTGCCTCCTGCTGCGTACTCACGGGTGAACTCCAACTCACCCACTTTGACTGCCACCCTCACCGCGTACCGGGTCACCTCGGGGCCGTCCTCGCCAATATAGTCGCCCAGCCAGCCTGCGTGCTCTACCAACGTGCAGGTGGCGCCCGGCCGCAGGCTCTCGATGCGCTCCATCATATCTAGGTCTTCGTCATGCGCCGACTTGGCCTCGCGGGTGGCGTAGCACACCTCCTGGTCGTCATCCGCATCGATCCCGGCGCGCACATCCTCATCCGTCAGGCGTTCAAACCGCTTGAGCCCATCCAGTGGGGCGTAAGCCTCGTTGCGAATGGCGGCAATCAAGTCTTCCTCCGGCAACAGCCCTCGGGCGGCACGCTTGCGCATGCTATCAGGCGCCCTGGTTTCCAGCCAGTTGGCGAACTGCGCAGCCCGCCTGGCGGCGGCGTCCTCCTTCAACTTTTTGGCTTTGGCTCGGGCCACAGCCTGCTCCGCGTTAAGCCGATCCGCCTCCTTGGCGGCGTCAGCGACACGGGCCTGCACCTCTGCTTTCAGTGATGGTGCGAAGGAATACGGGTAGTACGCAACCCACTCGCCATTGATACCCTGTCGGATAATCTTGTCGTCAGGATATTTGAGCCATTCCAGGGTCTGCAGAATGTCACGCTGCTCCCCCTCAGCCTGAGTTTGCTTGCGCTGTTGCGCCTTTTGCTCCACAGCCCCTGCGCATGCCTCAAGCCACTGTGCCACACTCTCCGAGTCCGGGATGGGCGGCACCTGGGGCAACTCCGTTGCGTAACCCCCGTCGTATACAACTGTTCCTGATATGATTGCGCGGCTGTCCTTGAGCAGCTTGGACAGCACATCCTGTGCCGCTGGGGTTAGCGTTGAAGGGCGCACACCCACCGTGGTGTTGCCGAAGTGGTCAACCCCGGCTTTGGCGGCCTCAGCCGCGCTTACGCTGATTACCAAAGTAATGTCGTTCATTTCAAAATCTCCATGAGATTGGGCTCAGCTCCAAGAGCCTTGGCCCACCGGGTAAACGACCCGTGGCGTAGTAGCACTCTAGCACCACTGCAATGCGCCCTGCGAAGCGCATTACGCTGATCACTGAAGAACTGAATAGCCCCTCCCGGACAAACACCGGGTAATAATGCCCCGCTGCCCTCCCTCGGCAGCGGCGGCCGCGCTGGAGCCACCGGAAAGCGCCCCAACCCATGCGCCGTCCCGCCGTGACCCGCCCACGGCAGCCATCATCAGGGCACCGAAGATGGCCCCCGCCACCGCGCCGGCCGCTGCCCCGTCGGCAGCACTCATGACTTGGGTGGCGTGCGCCTGGCACTCGCCCAAGTCTTTGGCGTAGTTAGTGCCCGGTCGATCCACGATCGGGTTGTAACTGGCGCCGGTGCCTCGGCTTGTGGCGCACCCTGCCAGCAGGGCGATGATCAAAATAGTTGCTGTTGTCTTCATGTCAACTCCTTAAGCGATTGCCGCCTCAAACTGTGCCTTCACCTTCGCGAGCTTTTTCTCGGCCTGGGCTAGCCTCTTGCTCAACTCGATGAGCGTCCAGGCGATAGAGTCGTCCTCGAGGTCCTCGCTACGACGGTCATAGTCCTTCTTCAGCTCTTTGGCTTGGCTCTTGGCCACAGCTATCAGCCGTTCTGTTGTGATTGTCATGTCAACTCCTTAAGCGATTGCCGCCTCAAATTGTGCCTTAACGGACCCGAGGGTGTCAGCCTCGTACTTATCACCTCTCAATTCCACGAAGCGTGGGTGGAACAAGCTGTGCTTGGGGTTGGACTCCGATGGGTAGGCAATGGCGTTGGCCCGGACACACAGCACCTTGCCAAGAACCGAGTCACGGTTCTCGTGCAGATACTGTTCCATCTCGCGCTTGAAGCCCGCCACGTCAGCCTCAAGCAGCCCGTCCAGCGACTGAACCTTGACGGAGCCGAACGTCGCTTCTGTCCGGGTTCCCGGGGTGCCTGGGTTGAACCCGACGATCTCCAGATCGACGTCAACCTCCAGCTTGAATTTCACCTGCCGGGGGGAGTCACCGTCGAGCCACTCCATCAGCGGATGCTTGACGATGGCACCCTCAAGTCCCCGGGCGAGGAACCCTCGGTACATCGCCAGCGCCTCGTCCTTGCTGTGCACGACGCTGCCCTCGATCAACATGATGCTGGAGCGGCCAGCCGCCTCCACTTGGTCCTTCAGTAAGTCGTAGCGCAGGGTGTAGGGCGTCTTGACCCTGCCCTTGGGCACCGCAAACTCCAGCGGAATCTGATCCCAACAGTCGAAGCGAATCTCAGCGCCTGGGGGCAGGTTCCCACCTTGCTGCAGGCTGTTGAGCATGCCATTGCCAATGGTGCGCGGCTGCAGCTCACCATTTACCCAAATGGTGAGCTCGCCGTGGGTCTCGGTGCCTGGCTTGAGGCACCACATGGCGTCTTCCGTAAGTTTGGCCAGTGCCGGGATGTCGGGGTAGGTGTTGCCCTGGCGGGTGGTGAACGTGACGCCCTCGTGTGTCCGAGCCGCTCGGCAGAAGCTGCCATCAGCCTTCAACTGCACGTAGATGCCCAGGCTCCAATCCCATTTGTCGATGTCACTGGCTTTCGGGAGCGAGCACCTGCAATACGCGAACTCTGGCACAGTTCCTGGAAACGCCTTGTTCACCGTACTGGCACCGATGCCGGCGCGCAGGTCTTTGAGGATGACGCGGCGCAAGACTTCGCCGTCGTCGGGGTGCAGGTCATACAGGTGGAACTCGACCATCCTCAGGGCATCGCCCCCGGTGATTTCCCGTCGGGACAGGGCTGAGATCAGCCCCCATTCGGCATCGTCGAACTGAAGCCTGACGTCAGAGGGCGCCACGGGATCAAGTTTGGCGATGTAGTAATTGATCGTCGGGTCCAGCGCCGCCTTGGCCAGCGCCAGGTCGATCTCGTCAAACGACTTGACGATCTCGAGCTTGTCCTTCTTTCCAGGGGTTGCAGCCAGCGTATTGAGCTTGGCCAAAAATGTCTTTGCTGTCATAGAAAACTCCAAAATGTGCGCAAAATGCGCGTTGACATCCTCACACCCGAGAGGGGCTTGAGGGACTCTTTAAATCTCCCCGCTAGTAACCTTTCCGTCTTGGGTCAAGTTGACGCGGCGGGTACTCACCCCTCGTGGCGAGGCGGTCTGGCCACGAAACTGCGCGCCCACTCCAAGGAGCCTGAGTCCGGTGTTATCGAGATACCCCGCAACTTCCCAGTCAAGTCCGTGAACGGCGCCAATGAACCCCTGCGCAAAGTCCTTGCC